TAATTGTACCTCCAGATACAAGGTCGTTACCTTTTAATTGACCTGCCGCTTCTAAATCACCTGCTATATCAACTTTAGAATCAAGAGGATTAGTGTTCGGAGTAATGCTCATCATAGTTTGCCAAGCACCATTTCCATAGTTTTGTAATGCAAATAATCCAGTCGTATGAGTATCTAGCATTTTCCACTTTTCTATATTAGCATCACCATACATTTCAAGAGTTACGTGATTATCTGTATTTGGACCCGATAATATGAAACTGCCACTAACCCCATCATTAGATATAATCTTTCCAGGAATCGTTATTTGTGAGTCAGCAGGAGTAGCATTAGGAGTTATTGTAAACATTGATTGATATGAACCACTTATTTTAGATTGTAATTTTAAATTACCATCATTATGTATAGCCCAAAAATCGTTATTAGAATCTCCTGCATCTTTAATTAATTCTAAATATGCTTGTTCACCAGTAGGAATTGTAAAAGCAAATCCTTCGGCATTAGATATACTGCCATCTGTATATCCTATTTTACCCCCATCAATTAAAAAATTCTTACCAGTAGCTAATTGAATATGTTCACTAGAAGTCCATGCATCTGTAGCATTTACCCAATTAAATGTTTTATCTCCAGTTCCTTTTAATGTAATACCACCACCATCTGCAGTTGTATCTGAAGGAGAACCTACTTTGCCTAGCTCTATATTCTTATCTTCTACAGCTAAATTAGCAGTGTTTACAGTAGTAGTAGTTCCACTTACTTTGAGATTACCTGTTATAACTATAGTATCACCAGAGTCTGCACCTATAACTATTTCTTCATCAGCATTACCACCACTACTTTCTAATGAACTTAATGCAGTAAGTAGCTTTCCATTATTAATAGTAAAGTTAGTTGCTCCAGCTATATATGTAGCCATTTGAGAAAGCTTTATTCTACCTGTACTTTCTTTAGTACCATCTTGATTGTTTGAACCTAAATCTACTACATCTGCATCATCTAGTAATAATGTATCATCATCTGCTAAAGCAATACCTGTTAAATCAAATGCATTTCTAATAGCAACATCAGAGCCTCCAACTAATTTATAATCTGAAACTGATGGATTCTGTCTTCCTAAAGTATCTATTATTATAACTGGCATTATACTGTTATCCTTACTTTAGTTACTCCTAAACCAAAATTAGCTGACCTTACAAATACATAAGATTCAGTCCAACCTACATCGTTTGTAAAATTACCTACGTGTCCTTCTCCATTTGCATAAGAACCATAACCTCCAAATCCTCCTTGATTAGTTTGCTCAGGAGGAGAGTAGTATGTAAACCAATTATTGCTATTAGCAGCCTTATATCTTGTAGGATAAACATGCCATACATACACACCAGCACCAGCGTCATCACTAGTGAATACTTGATTATTTGGACCAGCTCCTAAACTATTAGTAAAATCTGTTAACACAGTTCCATTACTTAAAGTGTTGGGAACTAGTTCATCTAAAAATGTAGCTAGTTCAGCATTATTCATACTACTTACATCTGAGGTAGAAGAAATTCCATAATACCATCTATTAATTAATTTTTCATTACCTGCAGTATATACTTTCATAGCACAAGTAGCTCCTCCTCTTAAATTTTGTCCTTCAGATTGATATGTATCATGAGTAACAGTATGTCCATATGCTCCTACGACATCAACATCTGTTTGTTTAGCTTTTACTCCCATTGTTAATCCATCATAAGTAAATGATGTTCCAGATGCTGAAGAGCTATAATCAGTTCCTACAGTAACATCAGGTTCTACATTCATACATGAAAAATAAACATACTCTGAAGAGCCTGAAGATATATTCATACTAACTCCACTACCACTATTATTAATAGGGTCTGTAACTATATCTCTTCCACTTAGTCCAGCTACTTGTGCAGCTGTTAATCCACTGTTAGTGCTAGTGCCATAATATACTTGTCTATATATAAGAGTTGTAGTTCCCTTTCCTACTCTACCTGATGTACCCATGTCTGTCCCTGCTGGTTTTGCACTAACAAATACATCATAATCTTCTGTAAATCCATTAGCATTTGTCCAACTAATAGCACCACCTGTTGTTAAACAATTAAATTTAGCATAGCCTACTTGTTGACCATAATCACTTCCAGAAGCTGGTTTCCATTGAAAACTATTTTGATTAGGTGAAGTAAACCAACCATGTCTTCTAGGAGCAGCAAAGTATATATAATTTTGGCCTCCACTGTCAAGACCTGTAATAAACCAATCACTTCCAGTAGCAGGGTAATTCAAGCTATTATTATATGTAATGTCAACTTTATTAATTAAACTGTCAATAAAATCTGAATCTACAGTAGGAGTAGCATCTGTTCCTTTCCCTATTCTTATTTGATTAAGAGTTGTAAATGATGTGTTAAATTCAAATCCTCCAGTACCTACGCTTTTATCATTTGAAATCCACACAGAATAATCTTCTTGAAACCCTGCAGGATTTGTAAAATTACTTAATGTTTGACTAGTCATTCCTATTGTAAATCCATTAAATCTAAAATCAGAACTATTATGTGAGCCTATTCTAGCATCTGCTACAGCAAAAACTATTCTTTTATTATTAGTAGCTGCTATAGTTGTTTCAGCTAATGCAGTAATAGTATTGCCTTCATCATATGCAATAGAAAGACCTGCTCCAGTATTTAAATCACTTTCTGTTACAGTACCTGGAGTTTCAGCAGAGTCTAATATCCATCCATTAAAATATTGATTCTTTACTGAAGATGATGAATCAAGCCAAAATCTCCATTCATTTCCTTCATTATAACCATAAGTTTTAGAAATCCAAACTTTATATGTCTCTCTATAACCTGAAGTATTTGTATGAGTATATGTTGGATTAGTAGCATTTTCTTCCATTCCCATAGTAATTCTTGTTGTAGCATCAGAAGGGTCTACTTGTAATTGAAATTGGTTAGCATTTAAAACAGCATTGCCACTATTTCTATATCCAAATACAAACCAATTTGTTGAATCAGTTGTAAAAGTTCCATAATCATATTCTGTATTATATGTATTATCTATTATTTTATTCATATTTGGACTATTTAAAACATTTTTAGTAGTAGTGTTTTCTTCAAATCCAAGTAAATCTGTAGATAAATCTCCACTCCAACTGCTGCCTAAATTAATTTTACCTACACATATTTGATTTACTATAGCTGAAGAAGATTTATATTCAAAATTTCCAGTTCCTAAATCAGAAGCATCTGCTACATATACTTTAAAATCAGCAGAATAACCATTCCTATTCATGTAATTTACATCAGAAGATAACTTACTTATACCCATAGTAATTCCACCAAAATGAAATTTAGTAGTAGTTAAATCTGAACCAGCATCATCGTATGCATATGTTATAAATTCATCTTCTTCTACATTCATAGATGATTGGATAACTCTTACACTATTATAATTTCCTTCAGTATCATCTTTTGCTCCTTCTGTCAAATCGTATAATTCATCACTAGTTAACTCTGTAATACTTGTAGCTGATTCAGTATGAAGCCCCCATATATGTTCATTGTTAGCAGAATTTGTAGTTTTAATATCTAAATCTCCAGATACTCCTCTATTCATATTAGTTCTTTTTGAAATATATATATCATAAGGAGAGCTATATCCATAATCATTTTCAAGTGTAACAGATGAAGCTTTATTGAATCCACAAGATACTCCACCAAATAAAACTTCATTTGTAGCATCTTCATCTATATCTATATCAGGAGTTAATGACGATGGAATACAAAGAACTAATCTCTCTGTAGTTCCACAAGTATGAGTTCCCCAATCAGTATTATTATTAGTAACAGTACTTTGATTTCTAGTGCTATTTACTAAATTTTTAAAATTAGCACTACTAAATGCAGCAGGGTCAGATACTCCTGCAATGAATCCCCACTTCCTTTCATATACAAATGCAGGTGCATCTGTTCTCCAAACCATTTCAGTTGATGATGTAGGGTTAGCTATATTTGATACATAAGATTTATAGTTAGATGTTCTTCCTGCAGGATTTTGATAACTAGATGTAGTTTGTTGTGTAAAACCTGCTGTAAATCCATCTAAGGTTATTCTAAATGCAGCTAAATCTGTATGGTCTTCATCATAAGAATAAACTAAATATTCGCCTGCACTTGTAGTAATATTACCTAAATTTCTTGTAGTGTCTGAACTTTTTACAGAACTCAAAGTGATTAAATCACTATTTGATATAGAGTTATCTCCATGCTTTCCATAAAAAATATTATTTATAAGAGAAGCTCCAGAGCTTGATTGAAAAGTTCCAGAACTTACATTAGCTATTTGTTGTATATATATATTATAACTTTCTTGATACCCAAATGCATTTATATGATTTAGTACTTCTTTAGTAAAACCTGCAGTTAATCCATCATGTCTAAAATCATATTCTCCATCTAAGTTTCCTAATCTTGCAGGATATGCATATATAAAATATTGAGAGCTTCCTGTAGATACATTAGCTATAGTTCTATTTTCATTATCTGAAAGTGCTTTTGAACCTAAAGTATTTAAATTAATATCAGTCAAGCTACTATTAGAAGAAGAGCTTCCATATTTAATAGCATTTTTAAATTGAACTGATAGATTTGTTGGATATGTACCATCATCAGGAGCAGCGTTTGTAGTTATAGCAAATGTTATTGTATCATCATAATCATCAGGATATTTAAGATTTTGGTCAGATGTAATTAATTGAGATGTAGCTCCAGAGCCAGCAACAGTTAATGCATTAGTGCCTCCATCTGTCCAGCCACTACCACTTCCTCCATCCCAATCTCCTGTAGCTGTTATTGTTACTGAAGTAGGAGGGCCATTTTGATATTCAACATCAAATGCCAATGCACCTGCAGCTTTCCAATATCCATCTGGAGCAGAGCCTCCAACAGGAGTTAAAGTGCCTCCTATCTCTTGAGGAGAAGTAACTGAGCCATTAAAACTAAATGAAGTAACATCATATGTAAAATCTAATCCATCTGATAATTCTTCATATTTAGCTTTGCTCCCTACATGAAAATATAGTCTATTACTATCTACAGCATATACCATAGGATGATTTTGGAAATCACTTATACTTGTTGGATTAGAAGATTGTATTTTAATAATATCTTCCCATAGCTTTACACTAGTTTTAGCTGATGTAGCTAAATGGTCTATACTAAATTTAGTTTCAATTGATGTAGTGCCTGAATCTTGAAGAGTAAGATTATCTGTATCAAATATAATATCAGCAGTTCCAGAGCTCCTAGTTCGTTTTACTAAACCAGTAGTAGGGTCATGCACCATTACATTTTGTTTACTGCTACCATCTTGCATTTCAAAAACACCACTACTACTATTGTATCCTAATACTCCTTCAGCGTCAGCTGTTTGAGATAACTTTATTCTTCCTGCATGTATTTCAAAATTACCTATACTTAAATCAGCATTTGCTGTAGCTCCTACACTTACTAAATCTGAATATACAAAGTTACCTGCAATATCTTGTTTTTGTGCAGATGACATTGTTAGTGTTTTTTTACTCACATCTACGCTAGTATCTTTAATGACACCACCAGATATCTTATAATCTTTATCACCTTTTTTATTTATCTCAACAAGTCCTTTAGATTTGCCATGATAAATCATTATATTTTCACCACTCCATGTCAATTCACCTTCTTCTAAATTATGATGTCCTTGTCCAGTTGGAGCATTGGGTAAGATAACTTGATTGCCATCCCTAACTTTTTTTATAAACTTTTCCATTTTAGTTCCATACCATTCATTTCCATGTTTATAGAAAAGATATAATCCTTTCCTAGGAACTAATCTAATTTGCATATCTCCATCTCTTCCAACTGAAGGACCTGGAGTGCCTGTTAAAAAGGGGATTCTATTTTGTTTTTGAACTCCGAGATTTCGGATTCTTAAATCTTGTTTTCTATTCGCTGCCATAATCTCTAAACTTCCTATACATTAAACTGATATCGTTTATTGAGAGATTACAACTTGTATTGTTATTTAAATTAAAAGCAAAGTAAAACTGTATTCCTTTGAAAGATGTTTTGTCTGGATAATCTTCATTATCAGCAGACATCTCTCCATAAGGTAAAATAAATGTCTTGCTTCCAGAAGTTGTAACTATTCCAGTTTCAGTATTGCCACCGATAGTATTGTCTCTTGAGTCTATATAATTCCATGTTTCATAGCTACCTAATGCATCAGCAGCTGTTCTATATAATATATGCAAAGTAAAACTAAATCCATCAGTATCTGTGCAAGTCCAATTTAATGTAGTACTTAATTTAACCATTCTTTTTGTAACTAAATCTCCACCAAAATTAAACATTTTAGTAGAAAAACCTGTAGGCATTAAATCCCCAGGGCTACCTATTAAGTCTCTTTTCCATTCTGATACAGAGCATTGAGCCATTATGTTACATTATCCTTTGCTTTATTTCTAATTTCACCTCCATCATAATTTGAGAATGCAATATTAGATTCACTTATTGTAATTAAATTTTCATCTAAATCAGTAACATAGTTTGTAGTTTTCACTCCATTAGCCCATTTAGCAGTTGCAAATGTCCATAAATCAGATTGTAAATCATATATATAGCAATCACCTGATGTAGCTTCAGCTAATGTAGAACGTTTAAATATTACTAATTTTTCAACAGGGTCATATCCTACTATCATATTATCATTATAAAATTCATTCCATGTAGTTGTGCTAATTCTTTTAGAGTTTCTTTCGTCTTCTCCTATACCTCTAGCTTCCTTTATATCTTCTTTGGGCTTATATGATAGTAAATCAATAATATTATCAGGTTGACCATTATACATGTACACTCCAATAGAATTTGCCCAAATAATCCCTTTTTCAGTTTCAACTACATGATTGTCTTTTCTGCAGCCATAAAATCTATGAGAAGCTTCTAGGTGAAATGTACTAGGTTCTCCACTTGCAACATTAATTATATATAAATATTGGTTTTTAAATTGGAGCAATCTATCACCAAATCCTACTAAACCAGTAATAGCTTGACCGTCATTTACAGTTACTTCAATAACATTGTATGGAGTAGGAAATACATCTAACATATTATATGGAGATACTATCATTCTATCATTATAATGTGTCTCATCATAATATAAATTACCTATATATGCACGTCTACCTAATATAGCTACGTGTTTATATTTAGATACTAAGCTATCATTTTTAGAAGAATAGCCATTTAAACTTTCATAGGTTTCAACATCTACAGGTGCAGAGAATCTAGTAAAATCTTCTCCATCCCCTGTAAGTGATGTAAAATTAGGTTGAACAATATGGCCTGTAGGATGTTCTCTTTTCCATCCAAATACATCTCCATTGTCTGTTCTAACAAATCCTTTTTTAAAATCAATGTCACCTAAATGCCATTTTTCTCCAAACCCATCTTCAGACTTAGAATAATAAAGTCTAAATCCTCTATATTGCCAAGGAGTTATCCAGTCGCTTTCATTATAAACTGAAGCTCCACCAGGGGCATCTCCTGGGTCTACTTGAACTCCTATCTTTAATTTTCTTCCAGGCAATGATAATTCTTTTACTCCTGAAGCTACTAAAAAACTATGTTCAGGTAAAGTTTCATTTCCATCCATATCATAAGCAGATGCATAAAATTTATATGTTTCATCCCAATAACCTACTGGATATACAAAATGACCTGAAACATTTTCAGAAGGGTCAGATTCTAAATCAGTTTCTACTTTAAATGTGTCTGAAGTATTTTCTAAAATTTCATATCTTCCATCGTAATTATCTGTTCCTACAATATCTATATCATCACCTACAGATAATCCATGAGCTGTAGAGGTAAATGTAACTGTTCCATCAGTAGCATTAAATGTAGGAGTACCTGATAATGTTTTTACGTCTATTTCAAATTTAACATGGCATTCTTCATCTCC